CCGCTAGGAAATAGCTGTTTAGTACAAGTCCTAGATATAAAATATAAAGCCAGTAATTTCAAAGGCTTCATTCAAATAAATTTCTTTTATTATTCTATGCCAAAATTCTTGTTTTCCTTTTTGATCTAGTTGTTCGTAAAGGACTCTCCAGTCTGAAGGTATCTGCTTTTTAAATTCTTCAATTTTTACAACCTTGTTATTGGATAATTCTTCGCTTATTGAATTTATTTTCCCGGACAATATACTGTATTTCTTTTCATATTCTGGAATATCAATTCTACCTTTTTCAAAAAGGTAATTCAGTCTGTCACGTTCCCCTATTGCATCATTAAGTTTCTTATTCAAATTGCGCTTTGGTTTACTTTCTTCTTTTTTTACATCAAATTCAAGATTTTTTAATGCTGTATCAATATTTTCAAGAAGATATTTTTCTGTTTTTGCTTCTGATACTAATTTTGTTTTGTGCAATTTCTCATTTCCACCAAACCAGCATCTTTGATATTGCCGGTGCTTTTTGGTCTTCCTGTCTATGCTGTAAAAACTTGACATTTTTCTGCCACATATAGGACAACGGAATAATCCACTGAATAAATATATATGACCGGACGGAGCGTATTTTATCTGATTGACACTTCTTATTTCTTCCATTTGGTCTTTAGTGAAATAAGGCTCACAGAAATGATCATTCTCCCTTACTTTTCCAATATACAGATCTGATTTAATCATTGTGTCTAATTTGTGTCTGGTAAAATCTGGAATGAAGTTTTCTCGAACCCACAGAACAGTACCACGTTTGCTTTTTGTTGCTAATAAATAATCAAATATAGCCCTTGTCTGTTCCTCATTATCATGTACGACTTTCTTTACACCGTCTATTTTCTCTATTTTGAATCCTATAGGCACTCTGCCAGTGTAAGCTTTCCCTTCACGGATTTTATAAGCTGCGGTGTCTTTGTATCGCTCAGATATAACCGCCCATTCTAATTCTGCCATGTTTGCCATCTGGTACATGAAGTTCTTTCCATATGGCGTGGAAGTATCGATCTGCTGACTTACTGATATCAAGTTACATCCTGCGCTTTCCATGTCGTGATATAGGTTACAGAAATCTCTCATATTTCTTGCTATACGATCGTATCTCATAATAACAACTGCATTGATTCTTCCAGCCCTGACATCATCCATCATGCGCTGAAAGTCCTTTCTTTTTGCCGTGCTGTGCCCTGTGATTGCATAATCACCAGAATAAACGATTATATTTGCATCAGGGTAAGTTTTATTAATGTACTTTCTACAATCGTCTATTTGCTGTTCCATTGATTCTGAATTATCATCTTTTTTTGATTTCCTTGGATAAATTGCTATGTTCATTTTTAACTCCCTTAAAAAACCCCTCACATTAATAGAGGGGCATATTTTTTATACATAATATGGATTTGGCTTCAATATAATTAATATAAGGTCAATTACAACTCCGACACCAAATAAACCAAAAGTTAATAAATATAAAATTCCAAATAAAATTTTCCCTTCATAGAATTTATGAACTCCCAACCATCCTAAAAACAAGCACAAAAAGAATGAAACCCACTTGTTTTTTGCTTTTGGTGCTTTCGAATAAACAGGAGATGCAGAATTAGAAGAAGAATTAGAAGAAGAATTAGCACTATTATTGATAATTATACTTTCAGGTGTTGAAGTCTTAATATCCTCAACTTGTTTTCCACACCTAGGGCATACTACACAATCAATATCAATCTTCTCTCCACAATGCTTACAGAATTTTGTGTTTTGTTCCATACGTTTATACCTTTCCTTTCTTTTGTTACTACAATTATAAAGCAAAATGATTATAAAACAATACATTTTGTCATTATTTTATGACATTTTTTTGCAAAATGAAAGTTTAGGATAAAAAACAAATGGATGCGTTATTGACTTTTCGAACATACGTTCGTATACTTTATGTATCAAATAGAAAGGTGGTATTGGATATGGGAGAGCTTAAAGAGAAAATAATAGAATTAATAGAGAAGTGCATGGACGAGGATGATCTCCGAATCATATATGCATTTATAAAGAGGTTTTTAAGATAAAAGAAAAAGACAAGGGTTTGCGCATTGCCCTTGTCTTTCTTTTTACTTCTTCACAAGCTTTTCTGCCAGCTTCTGGATTGTGTTCCAGTCGTTTTCATCCAGTTCTGAGATAGCGGCTATAAATCTGTACCGCTGGTCGTTTTCCCCGGCTTTCAGAACATCTGCAAGAAATTCAGCTATCTTTTCATTCTCGGTCTTTTGAATGAACATTTCACCGTTTCCGGTCTCTAGCCATTCCTCATCAACATTAAACAATTGACAAATAAGTTTAATTGATTGGGTTGATAGATTTCTTTGACCAGTTTCTACTAAAGATATGAAATTTTTAGTTAAACCAATTTCTTTAGCAAACTTTTCTTGTGACATTCCAAGCGATTTTCTCAGCTGTTTTATTTGCTCATACACTGATTATCACCTCCCACTAGTATAATAGTACAAAAATCACACAATGTCAAACAAAATATTTAAAAAATGTTTGACAAGACAAACTAAGTATGATATTATAATCACACAAGGTAATACAAACATGAAAGGAAGTGAGCAGATGAGCGAAAAACAGAAAGAATCCCTTACAAGACTAGCTGAAACAGTATCACAGCTGGACAAAGAAAACTTCAACTATATTCTCGGTGTTGCGGATGGTATGGCAATCTCAAAGAAACAGTCGGAAGTTGACAAGCAGATTGCCATGTGTGGGAGCGTTAAATAATGAGAAAGGAGATTCCTATGAACAAAGCAGACATGGAAATTACACCAGAGAGGAAAGCCAAGATCATGGACATTCTGTTAGAGATTTACGAAAGACAGGAAGGAATTAAGCTTGTGGTTAAGGACAAGGCATCATGAAAAATGTAGCAAAAGTTTTTATAGCGATAGGGCTTGGAATCATGTTTCTGGGTGGAATGCTTGATGCGGATGGAATGTATTATGTTTTTCTGCTGATTGAAATGGTACTCGGTGCGGTGATTGCACTTATCGGAGTTGTGATCTTGGATGTGGAGAAACGCCGGGAAGAAAAGCGGAAAGCATACTTTTACATGATCCGCCGGAAGGACAAGCTTGACGCTGATGTTGAGTTCCTTGGGGAATTTGAGGACAAAAAAATAGCACCCTGATAACTTTGGCGAGTACAGATGCTATTTAACCGTAGGAATACAAAAGTATTTCTGCGTTTATTGTAACACGTAGTTAAATTTTTGGAAAGCGTGATTTTATGATTTACAGAAAATGCAGAATCTGTGGATGCAGTTTAGATCCCGGTGAAGGAAACATGTGTGAAGAATGCCGGGACGAGCAGTACATGAATCAACAGCGTGAGAAAGCGGTCAGATTCATGGTTTTATCTACAGATTTCAGACAGATGGAAATGGAGGAATTTTTAAATGGCAGCGCCTAGTTTGACATGGAAGGATTTAGGAATACTCAAGGATGCACTGGCAGAATTTGAAAGAACACTGGAAGATTTAGGCATAGAAGCCGGTGAAGTCTCATGGCATACCGACGGAAGTATTCATGGTGAATTTGTGTATGGCACAAGGAAGCTGATTACCGACACAGACGATGATGGGGAGGGATTTTCTCACAGATATGAATGATTACATACCGGACAGCCTCGATATGCTCGAAGAGTACGAGAGGGACAGAGAACGCCGCCACAGATTATATGAGAAACAAGCCAGACGTGAAGAGATGGCAGATATTGAATCAGAGGAAGAGAGGATAAAAGAAAGATGGAAGAATTTGAAAATTTAATTGTGGAAAAACTTATGTCCACTGAAAGAGATGGAATGAAAGATTTAATTGCAGCCATGAAAAATGATGGATTTTTTGCGGCTCCGTGTTCGGGTTCTAACCATTTGGCAAAAGAGGGCGGTTTAGCAGAACATAGTTGGAATGTCCTCGGAATCATGCAGGATATGTCATTTTTATTGGCGGAAGGATCGGAAGTTTTACCGGATGAAACACAGAATGCCATTATCATTTGTGCTTTGCTGCATGATCTTGGAAAGATGGGAGATTATGGAAAACCAAACTATGTACCTAATATGATCAAGAGCCGGAAAAAGGATGAAAATGGAGAATATCCATTGGTACAGTCAGAAGCAAAACCATATGAGATAAATAAAGAACTTCTGTATATTCCGCATGAAGTGAGAAGTATTGCGATTGCTGAAAGATTCATCAAGCTTACAGAGGAAGAAGAGCAGGCTATCCTTTGGCATAATGGACTGTATGGATCGTTTAAATATGATATTTCCGGTAAAGAAACGCCGTTGTATCTGTTGTTACATTTTTCTGACATGTGGGCAAGCAGAATTGTGGAGGAGAAATAATGGAATTTAGAGCTTTAACAGAAAAAGAGATTGATGCCAGAGTGGCGACCGTAAATGAGAAAGGTTGCAGCCTTTTACTTTATAAAGATGCCAGATGTGATATGCGCATTCTGGACGAATCTGTAGGATCAGAGAGATGGCAGAGAAAACATGAGTTAATTAATGGAAATCTCTTTTGCAATGTAGGTATTAATTTTCCGGCAGAAGACGGCGATCATTGGGTATGGAAGCAGGATGTAGGAACTGAATCATATACGGAAAAAGAAAAAGGACAGGCATCGGATTCTTTCAAGCGTGCTTGCTTTAACTGGGGAATTGGAAGAGAACTTTACACTGCACCATATATATGGATCCCTGCAAAGGATGTTGCACTTATACAAAAAAATAATAAGTGGAGCACATACGATAAGTTCAAGGTTGAACAAATTATTATTAAAGATGGTGAGATCGTTGCATTATCCATTAGAAATGAATCGTTGAAACGCAGAGTATTTCTTTATGATGTCAGAAAAAAGGATGTTGATAACTAATGCACGCACTTGTAAAGATTAACCAATACCGAGAGCAGAAAGACGGAACAGACTTGGTTGTATCTGTTCCAGATCTGAAGCTTGGGGACATGTTCCAAAGAAAGAAAATTAGAAATGCCGAGATCAGGTTTGATGATGGCAGGCACATATCAGCAGAGCAGAGAAAAAAAGCATATGCAACTATCAGAGACATTTCAGATTGGACAGGATATCTTCCAGAAGAAATGAAAGAGATATTGAAGTATCAGCATATGATGCGTACCGGTGATGCGTATTTCAGTCTTTCCAACTGTTCTATGGACACAGCGAGGGAATTTATCAACACGATACTGGAATTTGCCCTAGAGAACGGAATACCGCTTTCTGACAATGCAATAGAACGTACAGGTGACATAGGAAGATATCTTTACTACTGCCTGTTACACAAAAAATGTGCAATCTGCGGAAAAGATGGAGAGATTCATCATGAGGATGCAATCGGAATGGGTAATGACAGGACAAAAGTAGATGATTCCAGTTATAAAAAAATCTGTTTGTGCAGAGAACACCACACACTGGCACACAGCCTTGGAGTGATCCGGTTCAGAGAGATGTATAAGGTCTATGGAATTGTTGTAAAGGATTTATAGGGTTGAAACACCTTGCCAAATGGCAGAAAGAAACCTATTCATGCAGAAAATAATATATCACGAATTATTGGAAGCCATGGTTTCCCGGTGCTTTCCATGGTGCCAGGAGAAAGGAGAAGTTTTGAATTTAGAACAGAAAACAATTACATCAGTAGAAGTTGCTGATATGGTCGGAAAAGAACATAAAGAATTATTAAGAGATATCAGAAGATATGCAAAGCAATTTGCCGAGAGCAAGATTGCGCTGGGCGATTTTTTTGAGGAAAGTACATATAAAGATAATAACAATCAGAGCAGACCTTGCTATCTGGTTACAAAGAAAGGCTGTGAATTTATTGCTCACAAGCTCACTGGTGTGAAAGGTACAGAGTTCACTGCAAAATATATCAATCGTTTTCATGAGCTGGAAGATGCAATTAAGAAACCTCTCACAGCCTTGGAACAGATTGCATTGCTGGCACAGGGAACTGTGGAGTTGGAACAGAAAGTTGAAACCGTAGAGCAAAAAGTATATTCCATTGAAAATGATATGCCGCTGTTCGGAGCAGAATCAGACGAACTTTCCGCACACGTCAGACGTAAGGCGGTGGAAATGCTCGGTGGTAAGAAATCAGAAGCTTACAGAGATAGCAAAGTACATAAAAAAGTGTTCAGCGATATCTATAATCAGCTAAAACGTGAGTTTGGCATCTACGATGATGAAGGAAAAATGAAAAGCTACAAGGCACTGAAACGTAAAGATCTTGCCGATGCGCACGAATTTATTGATTGTTACACTCTTCCGGCATATTTAGCAGAGCAGATTAATGATTGTAATGCGCAGATCAGAATGGAGGACGGTGCCGATGGAGTATAAATTTACAGTTCCTGGGCGCTTGGAAGGCTTGAACAATTATACAGCAGCCAATCGAACGAACCCATATAAGGGCGGAAAGGTAAAAAATGATAATGAGAATCACATCATGTGGTGTATCAGACAGCAGCTCCATGGTGTACATATCGAAAAGCCGGTACTGATCTATTATCACTGTTTTGAAAAAGACAACAGGAGAGATGGGGACAACATTCTCTCCTGCGCAACAAAGTTCATTCAGGACAGTCTCACAAAAACAAAGGTACTGCAAGAAGATAACCGCAGATGCATCCCTCATTTTTATCATGATGTTTCTGTAGATAAGGATAATCCGAGAATTGAGGTCACAATCACAGAACTTACGCCGGAACAGGCGAAAATGAAATTGAGAGACTTGCTTAATGACTTGGAAACGGGGTGATCTGGTGGATGGCAACTACATAAAACTGAGCCGTGGACTTCTGGATTGGGAGTGGTACACAGACATTAATACAACCCGGCTGTTTATCCATATGTTGCTGAAAGCCAATTGGAAGGATGGAAATTTCAAAGGGACAACGATTCCACGTGGATCGTTTGTCTCGTCCATCGGGAAACTGTCGGGCGAAACAGGGCTTACAGACCGTGAAATTCGCACAGCAATTTCGCATTTGAAAAAGACAGGCGAAGTGACAAGCAAAACGACAAACAAATTTAGCGTATTTACAGTAGTTAAATACGATTTATACCAGACAACCGACAAACAGAACGACAAGCAAGCGACAAGCAAGCGACAAACTAACGACAAACTAACGACAACAATAGAAGAAAAGAAAGAAGGAAAGAAGGGAAGAAACACACCCCCTATATCCCCCGTGGGAAAATTTGGAGAGTTTGCCGCGGCCTATCCGAAACGGTGTACTGGTTGTCTTGCTGAAACAGAATACTGCAATGCGGTACTGGCTGGTGTACCGGAAGATGATCTGGTATTGGCCGCACAGAATTATGCAGATATATGCAGACGGGAGAAAACAGCAGAGCGGTATATTAAAAAGCCGGAGAACTTTTTACGAGAAAACTTGTTTATGCAGTACCTGAAAGGAGAGAACGATGGATCAGTTGGAAGAGATACTGGAACGCATGAAAAATCACTCAACGAACTTATGCAGGAATGCGGAGACACCGGAGACTTCCAGGGATTCTGATGTGTGTCCAATTTGCGAAGGTCGGGAGTGGATCTTGAAAATAAAAGACGGAGTTGAAATAGCAGTACCGTGTAAATGCCGTGAGAAAGCGGTCATGTCAAGGCGGTTGCGATTCGCAGATATACCGGAGGCATTCCGTGGGATGGATCTGAGATCGTTTCGAATGGATGTGTACAGGAAGCAGGAAAGTAAAAAGATGGTATCAGATGCATGTAAAATCATAAAAACTTATCTGGATGATTTCGAGAGTCAGAAGGAAAGAGGCATGGGATTGTATATCTGGTCGAGGACAAAGGGAAGCGGTAAGACGAGGATCGCTGCCGGGATTGCAAATGAACTGATGAAAAGATACACAGTCAAATTTGCAGTATCACTGACCATCTTGCAGGAAATCAAGAATACATGGCGCAGGGATGCAGCAGGCAGTGAGAGTCAGCTTTTAGATGCACTTTCCACAACGGATATTTTGATCATTGATGATTTTGGTGTGGAAGCACCGGCGGCATGGATCAACGACAAAATGTATCAGATCATCAACGAGCGGTACATAAACCAGAAGGTAACGATTTTCACAAGTAATGATCCGCTGGACAAACTATCCTACGATGACCGGATCACAAACCGGATCAAGGAGCGGACATATCAGATCGCATTTCCAGAAGAATCAGTCCGGGATCATATCGCAGAGCGGATGCAGGAGGAAATCATTGAAAAGATGATGGCGGGTGGAAATATAAAATAAAAATTAAAAGGAAGGTGGACAAATGCATAGCGTACAGCAGAGAAAAAGGGTGATTCCATCGAGTGTTTATAAGCAGGAATTAGCAAAATGCCGGTTAGGAGATAATATCGCAAATCATATGGGATTTATATTTGCAGCGATACTGTATGACAAATTTAATATGACGTTTAAACAAGTTACTAACTATTACAGTAAAACTGTTGAACGCCGGAAGGCATGGCAGGACGATGACAACGAAAAGGTAACGAGTGAGAGCATGATGGAGTATTGCCGTAAAAAGAAAATTGATGTTGTCAAGTGGGTAAAGTCAATCCCGATGCCGCAGAAGTTATATATGGCGGATATTAAAAACGGACGTGCAGCACTTGGTGCAGATTGGAATATCGAAAGCGCACTGGCAGCTACAATGTATCTGACTATTCCGACATTAAAAGATTCTTACCGCTTTTCGAATGCCAAAATCGAAGAATTTATGAATTGGGTTGCCTATTACATTGATTCCTATTGGCGCAAGCAGCCAAAGAGTAAGGAACACTATCTGACGGATGAGATTATTCGGAATCAGTTTATTGAGGATGAAAATTGGGATATTGTAACAGGAAAAGCGGTGAAATAAGGATTATTAACATGGGAGAAATGACAAAGACAAGCGTAAAATACTGCCGGAAATGTAAATACGCGTACAAGCACAACCAGACAGAAATCATGTGTGAATATTATTTATAGACCAGATTAAGGCGTGGATGCCCGGTAGGGATGTGCGATAAGTTTGAGAAGAAAGGAAGAAAGAGAAAGGTGAAGTTGAAATGACGGACGAAACCAAGCAGGAGATAGAAGCGGTACTGATGTTGTTAAAAAATACACTGGTAAGCAATGGTGTAAGCATAGCAATTGAAAAAAAAGACGATGGATGCATTATGTTTTTTGATACCGCAGAGTATTGTCGCACCGGTAAATATAAAGGGGTATCTGTTAAAATAACGGATTTAGTGAGGTAGAAATATGATGGAGTGTATGAAGAGCATGGCGAAGAAGTCGCAGGACGAGCCGGTAGAAATGGAAAATGAGCGTATGAAAGTTTCTCACTTAGATATTATCGTAACAATGATAGACAAAAAGCCATATTACGAAATCAAGTACAAGGAAATCGGATCGAATCATTATAGCGTTGGCTACAGCTCATACAAGCTGGAAAATGTTTTATCTTGGAGAGACGAGTGTTTTGAGGTCGTGGAGAAGCCACAGACCAATGCAGACCGGATCAGAAGCATGACGGATGAGGATTTGGCAGAAGTATTATTTGGAAGTTGCATAGAACACATGGGAGTAGAGGAATGTTCTCATCCTGAAGAGGCTTGCAAATCATGTGTTTTGGAATGGCTTCGGGAAGAAAGTGAGGAATAGCATGGAGAGATTAACGACAAATAAAAGCGTGGCTGACATGTCGATGATCGAGCTGGCACATAATAGCTGCTATGCAGATGATGAGCGCAATGCCAGATACAGAGATTACGATATGGAAATGGATGCACGAGATTTTGCAAGAAATCTTATGGTCGCATTGGCAGAAGATGAATTGCCATTAGATGACGCAGAGTTTGATGAGAAAGTATTGTACAATTATTTAATGATAGATCCGTTTTCAGATGTCCGTGGTCTGATTGCGTTGTTCTACCGCAATATGTGGGCAATGGCAGATTTGAGGGAAAAGTTGAAAGACTATGAAGACTTGGGATATACACCGGAAGAATTAAAATTGTGCTTTGATTCACCGAAGGTATTATATGAGATTAGAAATGAGACAGATGAAGAAAAAGTACACCCTATATACCCGGTCGATGGAGAGCAGATAGAGTATTCAAAAGGGGAAGTTTATTGGAATTGCAGAGATGGTTTTGGAGATTATGTCGAAATGCCATTAAGTGGTCTGCATAAAGAATATTTTCTGAATTATGAGGAAGCCGAAGCCAAGCTGAAAGAAATGGAGGAAAAGGATGGAAGATAGATATTTATTCCGCGGAAAGTGCATTGATGACGGAGAATGGATGTCTGGTAGTTATTATGAACTTGCAGGAAGACCGCTTATTTTTAAACCGGTTTTCGCAAGTAAAAAAGCTGTTTACGAGATAGACCCATCAACTATTTGCCAGTGCACAGGACTTAATGATAAAAGCGGCAGACGGATTTTTGAGAATGATATTCTTTCAGGGCATATCGACGTTGAGTTTCCAGAAGATGAGACGAGAAAGCGTGTCGTGTGGCACGAAAACGGATGGTGTACGAATGAACCGGGCTGTGATTACTACGAGGAACTGGATGATTTTGATTCAGAGAATTTTGAAGTGATCGGCAACATGATTGATAACCCGGAACTGTTGGAGGTGTAGCCATGATGGAGAGTGAAGCAATTAACGTTTTAAATATGATTGAAGCACATGGGGATTTGGCGATAAAAGCTAAGCAGACGGCAATCAATGCGCTTGAAGAAGTACAGCAGTACCGTGCGATTGGTACACTGGAAGAATTAAAAGAAGCTATGAAGTATGTTTGGCTTGTTAAAAAGCATGGAACGATTGGAAAAGCCTTGGAAGAATGCGCAGAGTATGAATCAATCGGCACACCGGAAGAATGCCGGGCGGCAATGGAGAAACAGAACATCAACAAGGAATTGGAAAGTCACGATGAAAAGCACACTCTTGAATGTTGTATCAGCCTTATGCAGAAAATGGTTAATGAATTTGCAGAATGGTACAGATGGCAACATGGAGAGGATGCGATTGAGGAACTTGACGAGGAAGAGAGGTTTTGTTTTAGAAAATCATACTTCAGCATTGTACAGGAACTGTTTCTTATAGGAACAAACCACTCCGGCGGTACATCTACCAGAGCGAAGTGTGAGCAGTTATGTGTTGATAGTGCAGAAGAAATTGAATTTGATTGGAGTGATGAAGAATGAATGAAAGCCTTAAGCCATGTCCGTTCTGCGGTGGAAAAGCAATGTTCTTAACCATTAGAAATAAGCCATTACATTCGGATGTTGGGGTAATGTTCAAAATCAAATGTATGAAATGCGGAACAGAACTTCCAAAAAGCTATGAATGTGAGATGTACATGGATCAGGAAGGAGGAATCAGAACAGGGAGAGACGAGCGTGCGAAAGCAACTACAGATTGGAACAGGAGGGCGAACGATGGGAAGACTGATTGATGCGGAGACATTAAAGCAAGAATTATATCAACAATGGTTTATGGATATTCTTCTTACACAGACAAGTAGTGAGGATATGTTTTATGCATTGGCACAGAAGATTGACCAGCAGCCGACTGCATATGACACGGACAAGGTTGTGGAGCAGTTGGAAAATGAGAGAAAGTTTTGGGAGAATGCATACAACAGGAATTTGGGAAAAGAGAAAGCAAGAAGTTATGAGCATGCAATCGAGATTGTGAAAGGCGGTGTAGTAAATGGCGATTAAACCGATTTTATTCAACACAGAAATGGTTCGGGCAATTCTGGACGGGAGAAAAGATGCAACGAGAAGAATTGTAAAAGGCTTTATTCCTGATGATGCAGTATGGGGATATACCGCTTTTACACCTAAAGGGTACATATCGTGTAGAGGTACATTTGCAGATGGGTATGGAGAGAAATTTTTTAAGTTGCCTTGCGAGCCGGGCGACATCCTGTATGTCCGTGAAACATGGAAAAAGGCACCGAACGGATACTATTACTACGAAGATTGGCAAAGAAATGACATTGCCGATGTTACAAAGTGGAAGCCATCAATCCACATGCCGAAAGTAGCGGCACGTATCTGGTTAAAGGTTACGGATGTGAGGGTGGAGCGGTTGCAGGATATAACATCTGAGCAGATTAGCAGAGAGGGTGTAGAGGTGGAATATCCTCATGTGTTGAATGGAGAAGAAAAAAGATATGCGTTTTCGACTCTTTGGAACAGCACCATCAAGAAATCCAACCTCGACCGCTATGGCTGGAATGCCTCACCTTGGGTGTGGGTAATCAAATTTGAACGGTGCGAGAAACCGGAAGAATAAATTGAAAGGAGTGAGAGGTTTGCTGGCCAGCGTGAAAGAATTCTTTACTCCGAAGAAAAAATGGAATCAGTACAGGAACGAATGGAACGGATTGGTGCATATGAGAAAATAGCATCTTTTATGCAGAAAGAGAAACAGCCATATGAGTTTAAAAGAAAATACGCACAGATCAGAGCAGAAGAGTTCGCAAGTGAATGTGATGGAAGATTGCTCAACTACCATGTTTCTGTCGGTGGACTTGACAGTATAATCTTATACCTGTTTTTACATGAGGTATGCGGAATTGATGCACCAGGAGTCAGTGCATCTACACTGGAAGACAAGAGTATACAGAGAGTACATAAAGCTCTTGGAATTATCAATGTGCCACCGCTGAAAAGGGATGATGGTACTTATTGGACGAAACCAAAGGTCATACAGGAATTTGGATTTCCGGTCATTTCAAAGGAAGTGGCTGCCAAGATAGAATTGTTACAAAATCCGTCAGAGAAAAATAAAACTGTCCGCCATGCGATTATTACTGGGGAGACTGGAGAATATGGCGGATGGCAGAAAAACTCTAAAATGCAGCTAAAACAGAGATGGTTAAAGCTATTCGGTGGATATGAGAACGAAAATGAAGGGTGTGATTATCAGAAGCCAGATTTTCTCGTATCGTCCAAGTGTTGTTATTACCTTAAAGAGAAAAATTGTGATGACTGGGGAAAAGAGCATAACAGTGTGCCGTATCTGGGACTGATGGCATCCGAGGGCGGCAGACGTGCCAAGAGCCTGCGGATGAACGGATGTAATTATTTTGGAGCATCTACGATCAGATCGGCACCATTTGCAATCTTCCATAGGCAGGACATTTTAAAACTCGCACTGGAAATGGACGAACTGTGGAAAGCCGGACTGAAAGAAAAATATCATGAGAAACTTTTGAAAGAAGGAAAATTATCTGAAAGTTTTGAAATGCCAGACAGCATTATACCGGAGATCTACGGAGCGATTGAAAAAAAGCCAGATGGTACATTGTACACGACAAAGGCGCAGCGCACCGGATGCAGTATGTGTGGATTTGGGATTCACATGGAAAAGAGACCACATCGGTTTGATCTGTTGTATGAGAGCAATCCGAAAGAGTGGGATTATCTGATGTTCCATATGTGTAAGGATAAGGATGGGAACGACTATGGATGGGCAAAGGTTCTGGACTACATTGGAGTTGGATGGGATCCGTCAACGATCGGTGGAAATTGCAAAGGACAAATGAATTTCGCGGACTTCCCGGAGGTACTGCCATGAAAGAAGAAACGCCAGAGAAAATAGTAAAATCATATTGCCAGCATATCCGTGAAGAAATAGCACAATGGAAGGACATAAACCAGAATGGATGTAATGATCCGTTCTGGTCCGATGGCTGCAACATGAATCTGACACGGAATCATATCATCTATTATCAACGTTTGATCGCAGAAATCTGTACCGAGAATCAGTTACAGTTGCCGGAAGAATACTATTTGTCAGTTCCGCCGGAGGTTGATAATTATTATATGGCAAATCTCAAACAGAAAGATCGTGTTAATAGGATATTTTTCCAGAGGAAAATGCCAGAAAGAAAAAGATATATTTATGACGAGCAACAAATGAGTTTGTTTTAAAGGAGAAAAGACATGGAAAAATTCTATATTGTTACAAATGCAGATTTTTTAAACGAAATTAAAGATTACAACGTCCACGATGAAGAAAGACGAAAATTGATAAATGAATTTTTTGACGAAAAAGGAATTGCAGGACACGCATATCATATCGGCGGAAATGGATTTTGCAATAGACCATTCGAAGATTTCGAAAAACACAGTATTCGTCTTTACGTTGAGGATTGTGAAGAAAATAATGCAAAGTTCGGTAAGGAATTATTAAAACCTGTCAATATATTCTGTGATTCCGATGTGATGATGCGTAGTTTCAGAGCAAACAGCAAGACATTAAAAGAGTTTCAAGAATTATGCATTGAGAGAAAAATCATAATTAATAATCATCCAGTTAGAGAAGGAGATTATTTTAAGGAATTGCGTTACGGAGGTTATTCAGTTACCAGATTTGAACATGACGGAAAATGCTATCTGAACGTTAAAACTAACAAGAGTGGAATAACGCCAGAGAGTGATGGGTTTGCAGAAATTAAGGGAAGCGAGTATTACAAAGCACTTGAAGAATTTGAAAGTGGGAATTAAAAGGTCAGTTAAATTAGAATTTAAAGGTAAAAAACATGGCATGGTACGCACTTTATAAATGGTATAAAGATTGGAGCAGAATAGGATACCCTAATATGATTAGTTGGTATTCTGAAAAGCTGAATCCACCAAAATGGACAATATTAAGATTTTAGGAGGAAATTAAAATGGCAAAAATATCAAAGAAAACAATAAAAGAACTTGAGGACATTTTAGACAGAGGCTGCGACTATGCCGATACTCAGACAGTTGTAACAGAATATGCAAACGAAGCACTAAAAGAAAGTGGTTGCGATATTTGTCAGTGTGACGATGCGATGATAGTTGACTGGGATGACAAGCCAATTTGCACTGTTGAAGAATTTGCAAATATCTTCTGGGATAAAGCAGTAGAGGGCATATTAAATGTGTTAAAAACACAAGAATAAGGATTTGAGAGGTAAACTGAACTTTAACGGAGGTATTGAAAACATGGATAAAACAACATTGCATTTTTTCACTGCAATAAAAAACGGTGAAGTAAAACATATAGGAAAAAGCATTATCATACAGCCGGAAGTAAAGTTTGGCGGTGGCACGATAAAATGGTTTGACGACAAGCAGTTAGTGAAAAATAAAGGAGAGGAGACATGTTAAAAAGAGAATATAAAAGAAGAGAACCGACAAATCAGGAAAGAATATTTTTGAAGTCGAGAGGACTTATACCGGACAGCTGGCTAATAATTTACGAAAATAAAAGTGAATTAGTGGTTGTTAGCAGAAGGAGATCATACCGAAAAGTATTAAAAAAACCAAGAAAGAACCGGTAAAAAAATACATATCAAAGAACAATGATTAAATGAATAAAAATATAATAATGTTGCATGAATACGATAATATGTTGTGTTTTTATGAACTGATATATGGTATAATGTTGTAAGAAACTTATGTGTCACGCATATGGAGGTCTTTAAAATGAGTAGAGAGGAAACGATAGAGATATGCACACGCATAGACAATTATCTGGGCGATAAAATAGCAGAATCAATTTTAAATAATATCTCATATGACAAAATGGAAGCACGCTATGGGATTATGCCGATTTCTCGCACGCATTTTTACAGAAAAAAGAAAATGGCATTAAGGATGATCAACAGCCAGAGCTTGTACGGAGAAGAAAGTAACGGACAGCTACGCATAACGCTTTGATTCACGCATAGGATAAAATATAGCACGCACAAAAATGGATGTATTGGAAAAATATTATAACATACCAAGTAATAACCGGGAACTACAGCATAGAGAAAAGAGCAGATCAAATAGGTCTGCTTTTTTTTATAACTAATAATACGAAAAAAGTATTAAAATATTAAAAAAACACTTGACATCAATACGAAAAAGTATTAATATATAATCAGAAAGAAACAAGAGAACACATTAGGAGGTAGCGATCATGAAAAGATATAATTTATCAGAAATTATGAAAAATGCATGGGCATTAATGAAAGGAACAGAAGGTTTTACATTTGCAGAATGTTTGAAATTATCTTGGAAAAATGCAAAAGAAAACGCTCCTAAGAAAAAAATAATGGTAAAAAGACACATTCAGATCATGGAAGTTGCCAAATGGGTTCTTAAAAAAATGGACGGTGTTTCTTTCTTAGCACTGGACGCAGGAATCGCAGCTGATGATATTATTCTTGAAAGAGAAACTGAAAAAGCTATTGAAATCTCCACAGAGTGGGATGGATATAAAAAAATAATGTGGCTGCCGAAATCAGCTTGCTGTTACAGATTTGCATAAAAAATAGGAGGAAAAAGTATTATGACGTATGAAGAATTTGCGAAAGCGACACCAGAAGAAAAGAAAGCATTTAGAAAAAAGATGCAGGAAAATAGCATCTCAATTAATGATTTAAAAGCTACTTTGAAAGTACTGGAACAGTATGGGAAGAATTTTGAATGGATTCCAGAATATTCGAAAACATTAAAAGCGGCTTATGATATTATGGCGGCTGAGTATGAGAGAGAACTAGACCAGGAAGCCCATTCAAAAGTCACAATCGAGATGGAGCAGGGTAAAGACATTCCACTGGCAGAATGGGCGAGAAATCATAATGTTTCGGAAGCGAATGCCAGACAGAGAGCAATCCGCGGAACACTACCTGCTCACAAAGTCGGTAATATTTGGATGATTAATGAATTTTCTGAAAATAAGGATAAGAGATTTAAGGATTAATATTAGGAGATAAAAAAATGACAAACGAAAAATTATTTGAATTATTAAAAAAGGAAACCAACATGACAGAAAGTGATATTATGAAGCATATTGAAGACGGAATTATGATTTATGAAAACAATGCGGCTGGTTTTTCAGAGTTCAGAGAAAACGCAATCGAAGGAATGAACGATGAAGATGATATCCCGGAGATGTGGGAAGGACTTGACATCATCGGAGATTACAGAATGGATTTTTCATTGTAAAAAATGTATGGAAAAGGAGATAAAATTATGTATAGCTGCGTATTAAAAAATAAAGAAGGTATTATTTTTGACGAAGGAAAAGATTTTGAAACATTAAGAGAGACTTTTAAATGGGCTTCAAACAGGGGACGTTGGTATGTTGTACAGGTGGCTGATGATAATGGTAACGAGTGGGAAGCCTGCGTCGCTGAAAGCCTGAGCGAAATGAGCTTTAGGCTTAAAACAATAGATGGTCTTCTGCGTACTAGCGGGTACGCCACCATGAACGAGGAGAACTTTGATGATACTGTAAAAAAATGTAAATGTAATGAATTTGGGGGAACTTATTACTTAAGATTTTAAAAAAAAGCGGCTTGAAATATAGCCGTTTTTTTTTATGCCAAAAAATGGAACAAAAACAGTAAAAAAATATCTTATAATAAAATTATAAGTAAAATGATGGGAGGTGTGCGCCTTGGCAAATTTAAAAGGAAAAGTAAAAAAGCTACAAACTGCGATTGTACAGCGTGGATTGATTATAAAAATAAACCAGAATCAATTTTACAGTAATGACCAGAAGCGCATGATTACAATTTACAGAATCCTTACACCGGTGTACACCTTTAAGAAAAATAAACAAGAATGGAAAACAGAAGATTATGAGATTCTTAAAACGGCATCTATCCCGGAAGTAATATTCTGTTTGATTGATATTTATAAGGCGGTGAGCGGATGAAGGGAGAACTCACACCGAAATGGAAGGCATTTGCAGACGAGTGGATAAAAAATGGTGGGAATGCCACACAGGCATACATAAGCGCTGGCTATAGTGAGAATGGAGCAAATAGAAGCGCACAAAAACTACTGTCAAAAACTGTCATTACAGAATATATAGCGGAAAAAATGGAGCAAATTGAGAAAGAACAGCACCGGGATATCATGTCGCTAGCGGAAATCCAAGAGCGCAGAAGTAAAATCGCAAAGGGCGAAGTTGTGGACGGTCTCGGATTCTCCCCGGATTTCTCGGATCAGCTTAAGGCTATGGATGGTTTGGAAAAAGCACTGACCATAGCAGAAAAGCAGAAGATCGAGCGAGAGGAAAAGGAAAAACGCGAGAAGGCAGCACTCTGGACGATCCCGATCACAGACATCACATCCGACTTTGTGGAGATTTACAGGACAGTACACGAAGCCTTTGCCGGAGAGATAGACGTTCATGAAATCATATCCAAGGGCGGTCGTGGTTCCATAAAATCGAACTTTTGGGGAGATTTGGCATACGAAACCATTCGGCAGGATCCCCAGGCGCATATCGTATACACCAGACGATATAAGGTTGACTTGCGCGGATCTGTTTACAATCAGTTTATGAAGGTGGTGATACGGTGTAATGATCTGGATAACTGGGACTTTAAGCAGTCTCCGATGTGTGCGGTGTATAAACCAACCGGGCAAATGGTCATGTTTGCCGGAGCAGATAAGCCGATCAGTTTGAAATCGTTCAACGTACCTTTTGGCTATGTAAAGCTTTTAATTCATGAAGAGTGCGACGAGATGGCAGGTGTGGAGCAGATGGATAACATTGAAGATACTTTCCTGCGAGCAGATACACCTGCACTTGACATAAAAATCTTCAATCCGCCGAAGTCAAAAAATAACTTTATGAATGAGTACACTGAAGAGTGTAAAAATAAGCCACAGACACGGATTTGCCACAGTTATTATTATAATGTCCCGGTAAAATGGCTTGGAAAGCGATTCTTCGAGCGTGCGGAATGGTTCAGGATTCATAAACCATTATATTATAAAAATAATTATCTCGGAGAAGTCACTGGAACGGGAGGCGGCATCTTCGACAATTTAGAAATCAGAAAAATATCGGATGAGGAGTTAATGACATTCGATACAGTAAACCACGGCTTGGACTTCGGATACACCCACCCACAGGTATTCAGCCAGAACTATTACGATTACGAGACAGACACTCTTTATATTTTTGGCGAAGTGTACTCTAAAAAATGTAAAAACTCTACCTTTGCCAGAAAGATAAAGAAATTTATGAATGTCGAGATTATATGCGATTCTGCCAGACCGGACGGAATAGCAGAGATGCAGGACTGGGGATTCAATGCCATCGGGGCAAAGAAAAGATGGGGAAGCGGAAAAGGCAGGGATTACTGCTGGGAGTGGTTGCAGCGATGTAATAAGATCGTGATTGATCCGGAGCGCTGCCCGAATACAGAAAAAGAGTTTGTAAAAGCAGAACATGAGCAGCTTCCAGATGGTTCATTTTCGGATGCATACCCGACCTTAGAAGAAGATACGATCATGGCAAACATTTATGCATTAAACAGGATTATCATGACCAGCCGAAGAAATGACGGTCTTTATGATGATGAGGAAGAAGAAGACAGCGACGATTATGAGGATTAAAAAATGAATTTTTTTGAAAAAATAAGGGAGACGATCATGAAGTTTTTTAGAACAGATGCTGAGAAAGAATTTAATGTCGAGTTTATCACTTCTCCGGAGATTGAAAACTCACAGCAGAGATGGAACGACATAATTAAGGGAAGCCCTTTCTGGGTGGATCCGAAAAACAATGACATCCGTACAATCAATTTTGCAAAATTTCTCTGCCAGTACACAGCAAAGAAATCTTGCATGGATTTATCAGTTAGCATAACAGGTTCAGAAAGAGCAGATTTTATTAATAAGTGCATCAGGGCAATGGTTGACACTTCTATCAGAGACAAAGTCGAAGATATGCTCGGAGTTGGTGGTATAATTTTAAAACCAAACGGTTCATTGAATCCAGACAACATGATAGATTATATTATGCCGTGGGATTTCGCAATCACAGAAAAGACAAACAACGGAGATATTAGAGGATGCATCTTCATTAATCGAATTATAAAAGATAAAGTGTATTATTACCGGCTTGAATACCATCATTTCACGGCCTCAAAAAATAAAGAGGGCGAAGATGTGAACGTTTACGAGATCCAGAACAAAGCGTTCAAGTCAAATAGCAGTAACTCACTTGGTAAAAAGATAGAACTGCATGACGTTCCAGAGTGGTCTTCAATCGATGAAGTTGTTCACATTATGAACGTAGAAAAGCCACTGTTCGCCTATTTGAAAACCCCATTCAACAATACGATCGACTACTCATCTCCTGAAGGTGTCTCGATTTTCTCAAATGCACTTATGGAGCTTAGAGATCTTGATATCGCCTGGAGTAAAAAGGGAAATGAGGTTGAGGATTCACAGCACATTACTTTCATTGATGAGAATGCGCTGACAAAACAGGGAAAAGGCGGCATCCGTGCCTCAACAGTAGAGCTTCCTCGGTTCGTTAAAGGATTGAAATTGGGGCTGGATTCAAAAAGTACGATTGATGAACATGTACCGACCATGCTCACTTCTGACAGAATCACAGACATTAACAGTGTTCTTTCTATGATCTCGACAAAATGCGGATTCTCACAAGGGCAGTTTATCCTTGACAGAAAATCTGGAAGATTGACAGCAACACAGGTTGAAAGTGACGATAATGAAACGGTAGAGACGATTAACGACATCCGGAAATGCATAAAGACAGCATTAAAAAATCTCATTTATGCAATCAATGTATTCTGCGACCTTTACGGAATCCCTGCCGGCTATGTGGATGCACTGGATGATGATGTACCGGACGAAGATATATTTTATTTTAAAGATTTGCTTGCGAGCTTCGAACAGGACAGATCAAGAGCATATAATTTAATGATTCAAGGTATTTATTCTAAGCGTAAATACCTTAAGGAATACGAGGGATTTGATGATGATGAAGTAGATGCCATGTTTGCAGAGAGAGCGCAGGAAGATGCGGAAAGAAACAGCGGTGGTCTGTTTGAGGAGGAATAAGTATGGTTTTAATTTTTACAGAGGAACAGAAAAAGGAAATTGAAGAAAATGGATATTGGGTTATTCAGATAAAGCAGGCTCTTTATAAAGCGAAAGATATAGCGATAGAAGCAATTGAAAATCTATCAGAAGTATTTAAGACTATGAAAGATGCTTTTTGCGATGCAGTTCATAAATCTGAATTAATAAAAGCGTTCAATGCTATTAATGAAAAGAAAAAGTATTTATCGTTGGGAAATATAACAATACCAAAGCTTTCTCGTGGGACATTTAGTGGTGTATATTATCCGAAGTATTTTCATCCAAAAGAAACAGAGTACATTGTGAGAATGCCAAGTATTGGAAATAAAGAGAAAGTAAGGGATTGTTATGATAAAAACAGATTTTGAAAAATACTGTGATAATTGCGATGAACTAGAACCTGTTGCCGATATAGAGACTGTACAGTATTTTAATGGTTCGAAAACGTTACAACTATTTACTGCGAACATAGACACAGATGTGAGGAAATAAGAAAGTCTATAGAAAAGAGTTGATGTGAATGCATTATAACAAAACAGTCGGAAGTGTAAATATAAAGCTTGATACAAAGCGCATGGATGACAATTTGAGAAATGCTCAGAATGTTCTTGACGAGCAGGTTGTAAATGACATGAGAAAATACACACCTATGCAGCAGGGCGATTTGAGAAACAAGACGCAGATAAAAGAACCCGGATTAATTACAGTCGATACACCATATGCACATTATCAGTACGTAGGCGATCTTTATTTGACCGCAGACGGTAGATCATGGGCGAACCGTGGAGAAAAGAAGTATCCGACAGGAACAGAATTAAAATATCACACACCGGGAACAGGTAAACGATGGTTTGAAACTGCAAAAGAAAATCACGGTAAGCAGTGGATAGATCTTGTTAAAAGAGAGGTTGGAAAAGGATAATGCTTAAACCGGATTATTTTTACGGAAAAACTGATAAACTGGTTGAAATGTATCAAGATCTTGAAAATTGGATTATATCAGACATTGCAACACGATTGATAAAATCCGGTGAATTGTCAGGAACTGCCGACCGAGAATTGTGGAAACTCCAACAGATGGGACTGCATAACACAGAGATTGTAAAAAGAATATCTGAAATGTCTGGAAAATCAAGAAATGAGGTTCGCAGATTATTAAAGGATAGTGTTATGACATCATTCTCGGATGATAAGGAAGTCTTGACGCAGATATCAGCATCTGTTATATCTCCGCTAAAAAATAACATGGCAATTCTGGCAATGAATGCAGAGTTAATAAAAACATTCGGAGAACTTGATAATTTGACAAAAACAACCATTAACCAGACACAGAAAGACTTGCTCAACATGCTGAATGAGGTTGATTATAGAGTCGCATCTGGAATGCAGTCTTACAGCAGTGCAGTCTGCGAAATTCTGGATAGATATGCTGAATCTGGTGTTATGGTAGAATATCCTACCGGAACGAAGCGTTCTCTTGAAGCGGCAGTGAGGTGTTGCATTGTCACATCTATGAATCAGACTGCGGCACAAGTGACGAACATTTATATTGCGCAAAATAAAATAGAATATGTTCTAGTATCAGCGCATCCAGGTGCCAGATATGATAAAAAGAATCCAACAGGTATTCCATCTCACGATCACTGGCAAGGCAAGGCATATAAAATAATTGGGAGCGAACCGGGATTTCCGAATCTTCTTGAAAGCACAGGTTATACCATAGACCCTAAAACCGGGACGGGAACTGTTGTAAATCTCTTAGGACTTCACGGATATAATTGCAGACATTCACATGGTCCGTGGCGAAAAGACATGGTAAATAAGTACCTTGATGAAAACGGAAATGTGAATATAAATGCAGATGAAAGTCAAAAACTTTATGATTTGCAGCAGAAGCAGAGATTACTTGAAAGAGAAATTCGCAAAACAAAGCGTGAAATTATGACCAAGAAACAGGAACTTGATATGATTGCAGAAACAGATGTAAAAGAGATCTTGCAACCTCAATATGATAAACTGGCATATAAACTGCGAATGCAGAATAAAAGGCTTCAATCATTCTGTAAGAATAACGATCTTCAATTGCAAGGCGATAGAACGAAGGTTTCTGGATTTAGTAAAAAACAGTCTGCGATTGCAAATGGACGAGCAACGGCTTATAAAAATAAAATTGAAAAAAATGGTACAACGAAAATGGAATAATATGTTATTATAATAATGTGTTAACCATACATACTTGGTTATCCACCTTTCTTTAATTAATGCAGTGGAACTCAAGCGAGATAACAACTCACCGTCATAGCCGGAAACTCCCCCAAATGAGGTAAAGCAAATGAAAAACATTGTTACGTGCTTTACCAAAGAAGAAAAAGAGCATATAAAAGAATTGTGTGATTTCACACCGACAGAAGAAACGCTCTTTGATTTACGGAAGAAAGAAAAGTCGCTAGAAGAATGTGCAGAAATTATGCATATTTCGACTAAGACAGCCGGACGTATTAACGTCAAAATGCAACATAAAATTCTTAAGGTAACTGGACAACATTTCACATAACTTTCTCCTCATTAAAGACATCCGTTAAGGGTGTCTTTTTTGTGTCCTTTTAATGGGGTTTTACTGGGGTGGTTCAATTGTGCTGTTAATAATAAAATGAAGATAGAAAGAGAGGTTTATTATGTACGAGTATCAGAGATATAACCAGTATTCTTATCCTCAATATCAACAGCCACAGCAGATTCAACAGCAATTCCCACAACAGATCATTCCGCAACAAGCTGGACTTTGTGGAAGAATGGTTAATTCTGTTGAGGAAGTCACAGCGAATGACGTTCCTATGAATGCACCATTTGCCATTTTCCCGAAAGCAGATGGATCAGAAGTTTATATAAAATCGTGGAGTGCTAATGGGCTTATTCAGACAGTGACATATAAACCGCAGTTAGACGGAAAGCAGAACGAATTACCGAAAGAAGACACGGCAACATTGTTTGCCCCGATAATGGAGCGATTAGACCAGATAGAAGCTAAAATAACTCAGTCCCAAAGGACTACCAGAGCAAAGAAAGAGAGCGATTCTGAATGAATTTAATGCAGATGATCCAGTGCGGTGGAAACCCTAAGATGATATTAAGTCAAATGATGAGCAACTCTCAATTTTCAAATAATCCGATCATGAAAAATACATTCGACATGATGAACCGTGGAGACAGTAAAGGGCTGGAACAGCTTGCCAGAAATTTGTGCAAAGAAAAAGGTCTTAACCCGGAAGAAATCATGAGCCAGTTTAAACATTGATACTATTCTTGCAAGATTATGTATAAATAAATTTTATTAGGAGGAACACATATGTTTAATTCATCTCCAAGTTTAGCGGACATTGCCGCCGTTACTGGTGGAAACCGTAATGATGGTGCATGGGGCGATGGTGGTTGGTGGGTTCTCATTATCCTCTTTGCCTTATTCGGTGGATGGGGCGGTTATGGATTCGGTGGTAATGGTGGTGGCGGTTATACCGCAACTGCGGCTACACAGGCTGATATCCAGAGAGGATTTGACAATTCAGCAGTCATGAGTAAACTTGATGGCATTACAAATGGTCTTTGTGATGGCTTTTATGCAGTAAACAACGGAATGCTGACAGGTTTTAACACCATTCAGCAGGCAATTAATGCGGACACAGTATCAGGAATGCAGAATGCAAATGCTATTCAGTCTCAGCTTGCAAATTGTTGCTGCGAAACTCGTGAAGCTATCCAGGGTGTAAACTTCAACATGGCGCAGAACACTTGCGCATTACAGAACACCATGAACAACAACACGAGAGATATTATCGACAGCCAGAATGCCGGAACAAGAGCGATACTTGACTACTTATGCCAGGATAAGATCGCAACGTTGCAGGCAGAAAATAATGATTTGAGACTTGCAGCATCACAGGATAGACAGAACGCACTTCTGACTACCGCTATGACAGCACAGACAAATCATATTATCAACGCTGTTAATCCATCACCAATCCCAGCATACCAGGTGCCAAACCCGAACACATACATTCCGTATGGATGCGGTTGTAACAATGGATGCGGATGTTAATTACAACTGAATAATTAAAGTATCTTAATCGACAAGATTATGTCTGCATAGCAGTATTACTTAAACACAAAGGGCAGACTTCAATGTTTGCCCTTATATTTTTGAAAGAGAGGAAAATATTATGTCAGAATTTACAGCCAATGCTTTACAGACTGTCCTGCAAGGAGAAGATGTCGCATTTACTGAGACACCGGTTTGCGGAACAAAATGTATCGTTCACAGACAGGGAAGCGGAGTAGTTAAATTAAGAGGAATCACAAACCAGTGCAAAGCCAGATTTCTTGTATCTTATAGTGGAAATATCCAGATTCCAACCGGTGGAACGGTGGAAGCTATTTCTCTTGCAATCGCAATTGACGGAGAACCTTTACAGTCTACAAGAATGATCGTGACACCTGCGGCAGTAGAAAACATGTTCAATGTATCTGCACAGGTTTATGTAGATGTTCCTTGTGGATGTTGCAGCACAATAGCGGTTCAGAATACATCTGGACAGACTATCGAGGTACAGAACAGTAATTTAATCGTAGTAAGGGAGGCTTAGTATATGCATATTGAAAGAATTCATAAAATGCTTGAATGCCTTGCTGAAAAATCCTTATGTGAGATTGAAAAAGGGATTGAGAATGTCAACACAGAAGAAATGGGAGAAGTGATCGACATGATAAAGGATCTGTCAGAAGCAGAGTATTATGCCACAATTACTAAGGCAATGAACGAAGCGGACGAAGCAGATATCATGGAAAAGCTTTTAGAGCACGGGGATGACCGAAGATATTACGACCGGTATCGTTATGCTGATGGAAGATTTGCACCGAAGGGCAGAGGAAAACGAAGAGGATATGATGAGCCACCATATTATCACATGTACCCGGATGATTACGAAGATGCAGAGCACATGAGAGACATGGATAAGAAAGACCTGAAAAGGATGTATACAGATACCGGAATGATGGGAGATAGATTATATCAGAGGGATTCCAGAGAGGGAAAAGCCGGTATTTCCAGACGTACTTATATGGAGACCAGAGAAAACCATCATGGAAATTCAGAGGAAGATAAAAAAGAGCGTGCAAAAGCAAGAAAAGATTACTTGCGAGATATGCAGATGGATATTACTGAAATGACATCAGATGCAGCTCCGGAAGAAAAGCAGATGTGGAGAAATGAATTACAGATGATGTTACAGAAAATCTAAGAGGTGAGCGCAGTGTTTAAAATCAATGATGTTGAATGGAATATTTTATATGTAAATCCTAATAGTGAATGCTTGATGCGTTCAGATGGAACAATTACACTTGGTGTTACAGATTGGAACACACGAAAGGTTTATTTGTCAAATTCATTAAGCGGAAGTCTGTTAGAGCGAGTTCTATCTCATGAGTTGGTACACTGCGCTTCGTTTTCATATGACTGCCAAATTCCAATAGATGTAGAGGAAATCGTAGCGGATTTTCTGTCTCTTTATGGAAAAGAAGTCGTTGGTATAGCAGATGATATTTTGAATGGGGTAATTGAAAATGGATGTTATAAAGCAGTATGAGGACTATATAGGGCTTAAAAAAGAATACATTAAAAATCCTACATTGGAAAATAAAAATGCAATGATAGCCAAATTAGAAGAGTACGGAAAGTATATATACGACCAGTGCAACAGATTAAGAAAGGATTGCATTGTGGAAGAAGAAAAAGAAGTACTTAGAAGGTATTTCGGTGGGAAATAGCAAAAAGGGGCGGAGCAATCTGCCCTTTTTAAAATGGTACAAAAAGTTGTTTAAAATAGGTTAAAATATATATTGAAAAGAATATTAAAAGTACCGGACAGAAAAAGGGATTCTGTTCGCTAACCTAGAATAGTTATGGGATGATGCATGGCACGTCCTATTTTGGGCGTGCTTTTTTATTTTTGGGAATTAATTCAGTGGAAGAAGACACGGCTTATATCCGGGTTGTCGAGGGTTCGATTCCTTCATTCCCAATTGCCAGCTATGGAGTAAATAGCAACTCAATCGTGCCGGACTGACCGGAGTAACAACTTGGAAAGAAAGAGGTAGAAACATGGTAAACGTAGCAAACGAATTAAAGAAACTCGGAATTGAAGTTTCAGACGAACAGAAAGAATCTCTTAAAAAGAGTATGGGTGAAGAGCTGTATTCCAAAGAAGAAATGGAAGACAAAGTTAAAAAAGCTTCATCAGAATCCGAACAGTGGAAAAACCGGGCAGAATCAGCAGAGAAAATGCTTAAAGGGTTGGATGGAAAAAGCCCGGAAGAGATTTTAAAAGAGCGTGATGACTGGAAAAGACAGGCAGAGGATTCCAAAAAAGATTACGAAGCCAAAATCGCAGAGCATGAGAAGAATGAACTTTTGAAAGAAGCATTTGAGGAAATCGAGTTTACTTCTGAATCTGCAAAGAAAGCCATTATGGAAGACATTTCCAAAGGCGTAAGCGTGAGAAATGGAAAGCTGATAGGGTTTAGTGATCTTATTGAGGAAGCTAAAAAGACAGATGCAAATGCATTTGTAAATAAGCAGAATCCGCCGGCGTATTTTACAAAACCGAATGAAAACAATTCCGGTGGTGATAAGCCTACAACAAGAGAGAGCATTTTATCTATCAAAGATAGATCAGAACGTCAGAAAGCAATTGCCGAAAACATTTCTTTATTCCAACAGTAAAGGAGTTTTATATGAACAAAAACAGATTAATGATGAACACAAATTTGCAGTTCTTTGCAGCAAACGCAGGACTGATTGCAACAGGAGACATTGATGTAACTGCAAGGGAAATCGATTTTGTTACATCTTTTGAAAGAAACTGGGAAGCTTTAAGAGAAATTCTTGGAATTTCAAGAGCAATTAGAAAACAGCCTGGAACTATTCTTAAAAGCAAATATGCAGAAGGAACGTTAGAGAGTGGGACTGTAGCAGAAGGTGATGTGATTCCAAGAACACATTACGATGTAAAAGAAAAACCTTATGCAGAGATTACTCTTGAAAAATATGCAAAAGAAGTTTCTATCGAAGCTATCAAGGATCATGGATATGAAGCAGCTTGTGGAATGACAGATGAAGAGTTCAAGACAGACCTACAGGATGGAATTACAACAAAATTCTACAACTATCTGAAAACTGGTACACTTACAAACACTGCAAAAACATTCCAGATGGCGGTAGCTAAAGCTATTGGATCTGTCAAGAATAAGTTCAAGTCAATGCACAAAACTGCTACAGGAGTTGCAGTGTTTGCAAATATCATGGATTTCTATGATTATCTTGGAGATTCAAACATTACTTTGCAGACAGCCTTTGGACTTACCTATATCAAGGGATTCCTCGGAGCAGACATTATGTTCCTTTGCTCTGACAACGAAATCCCAGCAGGAAAAATTCTGGCAACACCTGTAAACAACATCGTTGCTTATTATGTAGATCCATCTGACGGAGATTTTGAGAAAGCCGGTCTTTCTTACACTGTCAGCGGAGAAACAAATCTTATCGGATTTAAGGTAAAAGGCGATTACGATCGTGCAACCAGCGTAACTTATGCACTGTTAGGATTTGTACTTTTTGCAGAGTACATTGATGCAGTAGCTAACGTTTCGATCACACCGGGGGAATAGTTCCCACTACACAGGCGGTAAATGCTAGTGGGGAACTCACGGAAGAATACTTAAACTCTCTTACAGTTGCAGAAATTAAGGCACTGGCAGAGAGTAAAGGGTATTCACTGACCGCAACAAAGAAAGCTGATATTATCAGCGAAATCTTATCACAGCAATAAGGAGTGTGGAGCAATGTCATATGTAGATTTTGAATATTACCAAACGAAATATGGTGGGAGTTTGTTTGAAAGCGAAAAAGACTTTGCTCCATATGAAAGAAAAGCAGAAAGAAGAATCAATGCGATCACATCAAACAGGATTGTGTTTTATCCTAAGCCAGAATCGGAAGATGCATGGTGGGATAATATCAAAGATTGCACCTGCGAAATAGCCGAATTGCTAAAGAATGTATCTGAGTACTCCGCGGCAGTTAATAACTTTGGTGTTATTGCAAATGCGGACGGAACTGTAAAAGGGAAAATGATTAAGAGCATGACTTCTGGAAGTGAATCAGTATCTTATGATGCCGGAGCATCTTCTTCGACATTGGTAGAACTTGCAAAATCAGAAATAGCACTTAACAGTAAGTGCTACGATATTGCATCAAATTACCTAGCCGGAATGGTCGATTCAAGGCATGAAAACCTTTTGTACATGGGAGTTTAGCTTATGGGAATCGGATATAAAGATGCCGTGGTTTTATATAACAGGCATTACAACGACACTTTAGAAACTGAATATTATTTCGGTACTCTATTTGAAAATGTAAGAATCGAGCTTACACAGGCAGAGAACATAAGTAAATCTGGAATGAAAGATGCAGATAGTTTTCTTGTAAAAATCCCGAATGACGGCACATTGAATTATGCTAATTCGCCAGATTGGGAGAACATGAGCGAAGAAGAAAAGCTAAAGCATTTCACTTTAAGAAGTAATGATTTTGACTTCGTAGTGATTGCAAAAAAAGATGAACTTCTCATTGATAGGGAATTGCCGGTTGGATTAATTAATTCAGACGATTATCCGGGTAAATTCTTCCAGTACATGGTAAATGAAAAAGGGAATTGCTACAAAGTGAATACTATCGGTGTTTACAGCCTTATACCAAGGTTTGAGATTGGAGGTAAATGATTTGGATGAAAAGCCAAAAATAATGCTTGTATCAGATGCAGAAACGGCGCAAAGAGCTATTCTTGATATGATAAATAGTTATCCAGATTTTCCGCCCGGTTTCAAACCATCAAATTCAACAATCTTATGGAACAGCATAAAAGATACTCAGTCTATTGGAGTTTTTCCGGCGCAGGATCCTGTTTATTTAAAAAAATATGTCAGTGGTTCTTATGTCGGACAAATGACGTTCCAGATCGTATACAAAAGCAATCCAACAACAAATAAGGATAATATTGCAGCAAGCAATCTGCTTGAAAATATTGCAAAGTTCCTTGAGAGTGGAGAATTTACATTAAAAGATAAAAATTTTGTTGCAGAACAAATCAACCGCACATCAGATGTATTTTGCGGTACAGCAGATGGGAAAACAACAGAATTAGCAATTAATATGCAGCTTAAATATTTTTATAAAAAATAGGAGGAATACTCATGGCAAAAGACAGAACTAACATGGTCTCACTTTTGGATATTGGAAGCCTTATGGGTGGATCAACTGAAAAGCTTGTTGAAATGGGTGACGGTTTCACAGAGCTTACAGAAGACTGGGGACCTAACACAGAAAGCACACAATATGTAAACATGAAAAATGCAAGCAACTCTGTAAAAGGGTATGCATTTTCAATGTCTCCGGAAAGAGAACATTTGTCAGATGAAATGCAGACAGCGTTTAATGATATTTTTAAAAAGCTTCCAACAGGAGATCAGTGTGAGACACATTATTATCGCTTCTATAAAGCTGATATTACAAGCGGATCCGGCGATTGTATCCGTGTTCCGGTAACTGTATGTGCATCAAGCACTGGTGGATCAGGTGGTGATATTTTAAAGTCTACAGTACAGATCAATGGAAATGGAGATGTAGAACAGGGAACAATCACTATTGCTGGTGATGGATCGTTTTCATGGGCGCCTAAAGTAAGTGCTTTGGCTTTGGATGAAGATTACCCAATTGCATAGGTGTTAATTAAAAATTAGCATATGTGGGATGCCTGCCTTTCCTTGGTGTCCCACATTAGGAAAGGATGTTAATGATGAGTGAAGTGATTAAACTTAATACTGGAATAAAAAAATATGAAATCGTAAACGAGGAAAACGAGAGGGTAGCAGAACTGGCAATCGACACGAATGACACTCATTTAATGAATCGTTTTATTGAATTGTACGAAAACGGAAATAAGATCAAAGAAGCCTGTGAAAAGCGGCTTAAGGATTTAGGTATTGATGACGGAGACAGGATAACTCTGGAAGATGCAAAAAAGATTCTTGACGTAAATGAATATGCAGTAAAACAGATGATTGAGGAGACAGAAAAATTATTCGGCAAAGGTCTGTTTCATGAGGTATTCAAAGAAAACTACAAGCTGAATCCAAATTTCGTACCAGATGTATCCCTGATCCAGAATTTCTATGAACAGATTATGCCAATTGTGGAAACAATTTTTAAGAAGCAGCAGAAGTATTCACCAGCTAAAAAAGGCAATCGCTGATGAGTAATGTTTTATATGAGCCGCTCCCATTTGTGTGGGAGAAAAACGAAATTAAATATGTGGTTAATACATCTTTCCGTATAGGTATTCAGCTTTCGTTGTTATTCGAGGATGATGAAGTGACAGAGAGAGAAAGACAGTACTATATGATCGTCCTTCTTTTCGGAAATGATGATGGAAGTATCAGGGAGTTTCCACAGAATCCGGATGACTTTTCGGAATGTCTGGAATGGTTTATGAGTGGATGGCATCATGATAACCCAAGCCCACAGAAAGAACATCATGAAAAAGTCATGGATTATTTTGTAGATCAGGGAAGAATCTACGCTGATTTCCGTCATGTTTACGGAGTTAATTTAAACGAAGCAGATATGCATTGGTGGGAATTTCAGTGGATGCTATGGAATATGCCGGATGGACAATCCTCATTCATGAACGTTATCCGGATAAGAAAACAGAAACCACGGAGGAAAGCAAGCAAAGAGGAATTGGATGCGATCAGCAGAGGAAAATCTATTTATGGACTTGGAAAGAGTAAACCCCAGGAATACACGAAAGAACAGGAAAAAGCAATTGATGATTATGATCGCATGATGGCAGAAATAAAGGCAAAAAAAATGGATGAAGCAAAAATCATTGAAGAATTTAGGAAGAGGTGAGAACGATCGCACAGTATGACGGATCCATAAGAATTAATACAAAACTTAATACAGATGGATTCAACAGCGGAATAAAATCCATGATGGGAAGTCTCGGTGGAATCACAAAAATGTTAGGAATTGCCCTTTCTACAGCTTCGCTCATCAAATTTGGAAAAGAAGCGATTGGACTGGCTTCTGATCTGGCAGAGGTAGATAACGTTGTAAATAAAGCATTTGGCAATATGCGCAGTGAAATGGATGCATTGGCAGATTCATCTATTAAAAACCTTGGTATGAGCCGGCTGATGGCATACCAGACAGGATCTACATTCATGAGCATGGGAAAATCAATGATTGAAAATTCGGAAGATGCTAAGAACATGGCTTTGTCATTGACAAAGCTTACCGCAAATATGTCATCTTTTTTCAATGTATCGCAGGATCTGGCGAGCATTGCATTAAAATCAATTTACACCGGAGAGACAGAAACACTTAAGCAGTATGGTGTTGTTATGACTGAGGTTAACCTTAAACAGTTTGCGATGGAACAGGGAATCACAAAGGCATATTCTGCAATGTCACAGTCAGAAAAAGTCATGCTTCGTTATCAGTATGTTATGAACCAGTTGTCTTATATTGGCGATGATTTTATTGATACTCAGGATTCATGGGCGAATCAGACAAGAATCCTGTCGGAACAGTGGAAAGAGTTTTTAACGATCATCGGTAATGGGCTTATTACAGTGCTGACTCCGGTAGTAAAAGGACTGAATATGATCGTTTCAGCACTCATCAGTGTAGCAAATACGATCAGCAGTATTCTGTCAAATATATTTGGGATACAGATGCAGCAGATGAGTGCAACAGCGGCAGCAGCAGAAGATGTAGCCGGAGGCTACGCAGATGCGGCGGATTCAATGGGCGATTATACGGATGCAACAAAAAAGGCGGAAAAAGCGGCAAAAGGAGCACTTGCACCGTTTGACGATCTGAATGTTTTACAGAAAGATACATCAAGTGGAAGTAGCTCAGGTTCTGGTGGCAGTTCTGGTGGCGGTTCCGGGATGCAGATTCAGCCAGTAGATCCATCTGCACAAACAAGTGCCATTGATCAGATCCAGAATAAATATCAGAAATTTTTCGATTATATCAATAAGCTGAAAGATAATTTTTTAAAAGGTTTTCAGTCATCATGGAATGAATTAGATGTTTCCTCACAGTTTGAGAATATCAGGAAAAGCGCAGAAAGCATAAAAAATACATTAGCTGATATTTTCACCGATCGATTCGTGCTTGCATCAGTCGATAATTTTGTGCAGACCGTAGCAACTTCTCTTGGAAGCATGGCGGCATCTGTGACCAGCATTGGAGCAACGATCGCAGAAAACTTTGTTGGTGGAATGGCGATTTTTCTTGAAAATAATTCCTGGGATATCAAAGGGTATATTCAAAAAATGTTTGATGTGTCGGCAGATATAGCAGCACTTGCAACAGAAGGTATGGAAGCATTTGCAAATGTATTTTCTGCTTTCGGAGATGAAAATGGACAGCAGATCACAGCTAACCTGATTCAGATTTTTGCGGATGCATTCATGATGGTTACAGAGAATGCGGCAAAATTTGCAAGAGATGTCATTGACTGTATCGTGACACCTTTTGTAGAGAATCAGGATGCTTTAAAAGATGCGCTGGATGGACTTCTTGTTGTGATTTCTGATTTGACAACGACTATATCAGACGGCGTGCAGCATGTGACCGATAAAATCACAGAATTGTACGATGAACATATTCATCCGTTTATCATGAATGTAAAAAATGGAATGTCAGAATTAATAGAAAAATTTCTTGAATTTTGGAACACCTATATTCAACCAATTTTGGCAAGTTGGGCTGAAATGTTTGAAGATACGTATGAAAACCATTTAAAGCCTGTTATCGATAATGTAATAGAAATAATTGGACTAGTTATAGATATATTAAATGATCTATGGACAAATATTTTACAGCCTATTATAGCGTGGGTTATTGAAAATATATTGCCAGTAGTATCACCTATTTTGAATAATTTGGGAAAAAGTGTAAAAGGTACTGTTGATACAATATTAGACTTAGTAAATGTTTTGTTAGCTGGTATAAAGTTAGTATTTTCTACACTTAAAGTTTTATTTACCAAAGATACAGATAAAACACTTAGGCAGACAGAAAACTCCGTAAGAGGATTTGTAAACAGTGTAATTCAGTTGTTTGAAAGCATGGTAAATAAAATAATTAATGGAATAAATTCATTGATTTCTGGATTTAACAGCATAGGTTTTGACATGCCTGATTGGCTTGGTGGTGACTCTTGGCATCCGAGCATACCTACAATTCCTACTGTAAAGCTGCCACGACTTGCCAATGGAGGCATCACAACAGGAAGTACACTTGCAGAGATCGGAGAAGCTGGCAGAGAAGCAATACTGCCGCTTGAAAATAATACCGGCTGGATGGACGACCTCGCATCGAAGCTTGCAAGCAAAATGCCGGACTACAGCGTTTCTAAGACAGTAGTACTGGCGGTGGATGGTAAAGAGTTCGCAAGAATCAATCTGCCGTATTTACAGGACGAAGAAATAAGACTTGGGATAGCGGAGGGATAATATGGTACATAAGTATACGCAAGGACTTATCATTGATGGAATTACATATAATATCCCTCTGGTGTCTATCCAGAGGACACTGGACTTTCTGGAAAAGTATGCAGAGAGGACAGAGGATGGAGACATTAAAATCGAGAGCATCGGACTGTATAAGAATTATACAATTTCCATCGGAACGATCGATGATGTAGAAATGTATGACAGGCTGATAGATCATATCACAGATTGCGAGAACAGATTCCATCATGTATCACTACCGGATGCCAGTAAGCAATTTGATTTTTATGGGTATTTTTCCTCTATTAAAGACGAAGTGGAAAAGGTACTGGACAGCGGAGCAAAGTATAAAGGCTTGTCTTGGAAAATGACGAGCAAGAAACCAGCAAGGACACCGTAAGGGGGCATTTATGAGAACATATTGCAGGGCAGAAATGAAATTTATAGATGTTACCGCATTATCGGATGCCACGGTTACTACAGATGATAATCAGGGCATAGGTTCAGTTGGACTATTTGCAGAGCAGACGAATCAGTCCGATTATGGAACTTTCGAACTGAACCAATTTATACTTGATGGAAGTAAAAGTGTGCTGCCGGAAAATCCAAACGATATTGCATTCTGGAGCGAGGCATTATCAAAGGCTGACTGTACGTTTGAAACGAATCCAAAAATCACGATCACATTTAAGGAGCAGCACACGTCCTCAGCGATCACACTTTATTTTGAAGATGAATTTCCGGCAGAATTAAAAATCACATGGTATACGTCTGCCGGTACAAAATTAGTCACAGAGACATTTTACCCGGATAGTCTGATTTATGTCTGCAATCAGCAGATACAGAATTATGGCAAAGTTGAAATTGAATTTGTAAAGACAACTTTTCCACAGAGATATATTAAGCTTCAGTATATTTTATATGGAAAATATATCGTCTGGGATAAGGATATGATCCAGACAGCCAAGGTACAAGAGGATATTGATGTGACCTCTGCGACCTTATCTATCAACGAAGCGGATATTTCAATTGTTGATATGAATAATGATTTTGACGCAGAAAACGAAAATGGAGCATGGAAGAGTGTTCAGAAAACGCAGGAAGTCACCTTGTCAGAGTTTAAGAACGGAAACATGATCCCTATGGGTGCGTTTTTCATTGACGCCTTTTCTTTTACAAAGAATATCTCAAAATTTAAGCTGATAGATACAATCGGTTTGCTGGATAAATACATATTTTATGACGGACAGGTATATAACAATGTTCGTGCAGAAGTACTGCTGATTGCGATATTTGCCACTGCCGGTATTAAAAAATATACGATTGATGAAGAAGTCGGCAACATACTTTTAAGTGGCTATTTATCCATCCAGACGTGCCGTAAGGCATTACAACAGGTATGCTTTGCGTGTGGTGCGGTTGCGGATGACAGCCGGAGCGATACCATCAAGGTTTATAAGCCAGACAGATATGTGAAATCCACTGTCGGGACGGATCGTAAATTTAATGGAAACACGAAAGTATCTCTTGAAAAATATATCTCTGGTGTGAATATTGAGATAAAAAACTATGCATTGGAAGAAAAGGCCTCAGACATTTATAAGAAAACATTGCCGGCTGGAGATACAAAGATTACTTTCTCAAGTCCATATCTTCCATCGTCCATCACGGCAAGTGTCGGCACGCTGAAAGAAGTAAAAACAAATTATCTCATCATTAACATGCCGGATGCCGGACAGTGCCAGATCACAGGTATTAAATATGCAAATACCACTTTTTCTTATGAGAAACGTGTGGATAAAATCGAAGCTGGAGAGACAGAAAATATAAAGAAGTACAGTGGATGCACCATTTATAATGCTGATATATTACCCGATATCGCCGCTTATCTTTTGGATTATCATGCCTTAAGAAAAAAGGTGGGAATGAAGTACCTGGTTGACTTAGAACAGGTAGGAAATTGGGCGAATATAAATTCTATCGGTGGCAAGACATCGACAACATTGATCGAGAGCCAGACTCTTGATCTCGCTGGTGGATTTATCGCAACAGCAACGTGTAGGGGATATTCAATCGTTGTGACAGAGGATGTGTTTGCCGGAACTGAATTGTATACGGGAGGAGATGTACTGATCTGATGAATTATAATCCAATCAATCCTTATTACGAGGAACTTAGAAAAGAGAATATGAAGCTTACAGAGGAAAATGAAGCACTGAAAGCAGAAAACGAACGTCTGAAAAGTGAGGTGGTTGCTTATGCTGATATGGATGCAGCCGGTAACGGACCGGTCACAGAATGATGCGAACCGTGTGTTGGAGTTATTAAAAAAAGGATGGGATAACTTCAATGTAGACGAAAAAACAGAATGGCTTGCCGGGATGAAAGGCGCACTGAATCGATCAGATATGCAGAGAATCCAGAATAACACAAAGTTATTATCAGATGTTCTGGAACTTAATCTTACGGTTGCAGACGTTCCAGAACATCCAAATGAGACATTTTTAATGTCAGTCATAAATAACACAGAGGTTATCAGAAATGCGTACATGATTCATGGAGACACGCCGCAGACACCGAGTATGCCAGTCAATACATACCAGAAGATGAATGATATAGAGAAAATATTAGATGATGTGTATGGCATTTTACTTAACAACTTCAATTATTACTGTGGATCAGAGGTATATGCCGGAGATGATACCGGACTATTATTATAGGAAGAGAGGACATATTATGGGATTTACAAAGAAAACATGGAAAAATCGAATTGCAGAGTATATTAACCGCAGACTGATTACGATGGAAGATGGCAGCACAAGTCTTGTGACAGTTGCAAGGGATGAGGGCACAATCTCGCAGGAGGGTGATGCTTTTAATGCTGCAAATATGAATGATCTGGAAGATAGAATTGAGTCGGAGTTTAATGAGATAAACCAGAGTTTAACTGATATAGGCGAATGTGTGATTTTAGGGCAAACAAGTTCCACCAGCGAAAGCAACCAAATAGAATTACCAGATGATATTAATAATTATAAGTTATTAATATTAATGTATTTAAGTACTGACGGCGATATTTTGAATACAAATATTGTTCCAATTAAATATTTTAAGCAGACAAAATATAGAGTTATTGCTATTTGGACTAACACGAGCTTTGGAGCTTTCGCAAAGTATATTGACGATACACATATTAACTTATATGTGCGAACACGGTACTCTGCCGTATTAATAGGTGTCAAATAAAACATTATTAAGCCAATGTATATTCAATCACAGCTGTAACTTTAACAGCGTTAACACCTTTAATAATTAACTCAACTCCTTTTGACGATAAAACAACTTCACATCTTAAAGATGATTGAGGTGATAACACATAATATGCACCATTTGATGCTTTATATGTTCCATATATATTAATCATGCAGTCAATATCACCGGATTTAATACCAGTATCAATTGTCATAATTTGTAAGTTATCAGATTTTATAATATTATAAACGCGTCTATGAAGTTCTTTACCATTTAAAGAGCCTATAACAACATCTTGTGAAGTTGTATAAGTTAAACTCTGGTTATGCGAAGTAAAATGGAACAAAAAATTATTCTGAAATATTATAATTGAATTATACAAAAGAAAGGAAGATGATCCAATGGAGATGTTAAAAGAAACGTACACGATTGCTTTGCCTATCGTTCTGACAGCATTTATGGGATACATAGTGTGGCTTTTGAAAAATCAGAAGTCAGACAGAGATGCGAATAGCAGAGGAACGATGCTTTTGCTTCGAGTACAACTGATCGAGTACCATGATAAATACATGGCGCTCAAAGAAATTCCATCCTATGCCTACCAGAATTTTATGGAAATGTACAATGCCTATCATGCGTTGGGCGGCAATGGAATGGTCACAAAGATGAAACACGAAATTGAAGAGCTTCATTTGAAGCAGAAAGAGAGGATTTAAACATGACAGATTTGGGATTTTTAACAGAATTTATGGTGCCTGTGATCGTAGGCATTTGCCTTTGTGTAGGCTATGTCGTAAAGAAGTGGATCAAGGATGTTGATAATAAATACATCCCTACCATTTGTGCGGTATTAGGTGTGCTTTTAGCCATTTGGATTAACAGATGGACAGTTACAGCACCTATTTTATTAAGTGGATTATTCAGCGGTCTTGCAAGCACAGGACTGCACCAGTTATTTAAGCAGTATATTGAAAAGAAGGAGGAATAAAAGAATGGTTATTAACGTACATGCAGGACACAACCCGGACGGAAAAGTAGCATGTGGAGCTATCGGAATCATCCGTGAATCCACAGAAGCAAGAAATGTAAAAAATGAGGTTATCAGACAGTTGAAAGGCCTCGGACATACAGTGTATGACTGCACTGTAGAGAACGGGACAAGCGCAAACAATGTGCTTTGCAACATCGTAGGAAAATGCAATGCTCATGCGGCAGATCTTGATGTGTCCATTCACTTCAATGCAGGTGCGAAGGATATGTCTGGAAACGGACGGACAACAGGTGTAGAAGCATATATTTATAGTGATAATAGCAAAGCAAAACCATTTGCAGAGAAAATTGTGAAAGCAATTGCAGCACTTGGATTTAAAAATCGTGGTGTGAAGATTAACAAAAAGCTTTACGTGCTCAATCACACAAAAGCACCTGCGATGCTGATTGAATGTTGCTTCGTGGATGATAAAGACGATGTAGCACTGTATGACTTTAAGAGCATGGCAAGTGCGATTGTTTACGGAATTACAGGACAGCAGTACATTGAACCATCCAATAACATATCTGATGATGATGCCGCAACTTCTGGATCAGAGACAAGCGTAGGTGATAAAGATTCTATTTATCGTGTACAGGTCGGAGCGTATCGCAACAAAGCAAATGCTATTGCCTTGCAGGAAAAATTGAAAGCAGCAGGATTTGATGCTGCGATTGTAAAAGCGTAAAACAAAGGGCGGTTAGAATTTCTAATCGCCCTTTTTAATAGACTTGTACTAATTAATGTTAACCGCT